ATCGGCGTTAGCTACGTGGAATGGTAAAGCCCTTAATAAAGGTAAACAGGATATATCGGCGTTCGATAAAACAGTTACAAAATTAGGCCGCAGTATGGCGGCTACCTTTAGCGCTTATCAGATATTGGCTTTTAGTAAGAAGGCTATAAAAGCCTTTGCCGCCGATGAGAAAGCCGCAAAATCTTTAGCATTACAGTTAGAAAATACAGGTAACGCTTTCGCAATTACAGAAGTAGAAAGATATATAAAAGGTTTAGAAAAAACTTACGCAATACTTACAGACCTACGCGCTCCATTTCAAACATTATTAAACGTTACTGGGTCAGTTACATTAGCTCAACGCACATTAGAAGCGGCCTTAAACATAAGCGCCGGTACAGGTGCCAGCCTAAATACGGTTATAGATGCTTTATCAGCTGGTATTCGAGGACAAACTAAAGGTATTAAATCACTTAATACTGGTATTGATGCAAACATAATCGCTAGCGGCGATATGAATAAGATTATGGCCGCACTTGAAAAGCGCTTTGCAGGTCAGGCCGCCGCACGGTTAGATACTTATGCTGGCAAAATGGACGTGCTAAGTAAAGGCGTAGATTTAGCTACTAAAGCTGTAGGTGAAGGGTTAATAGATGCTTTAACTATTTTAGGTAAAGATAATTCAGTAGCCGCACTAGCTCAAGATTTTCAAAATGTCGGCGATAATATCGCTTATGCAGTAGTTCAAATGGCAAAATTATTAGATAAGTTTAGCGCCATAACAGGTAGCGCATCATTTAAGCCAGCGTTATTATTACTAGGCGCGGCCGCTTCAGCGGCAACTGGTAACCCTTTACCCTTCGTAGCCGCGTTCGGGGCTGTAGGTGCTATGGGTATTGGTGGTGCATTAAGCACGCCAAGAAAAATTAGTTCAGAAGAAAACTCAGCATTAGCTAGAATTAGATTATTAAATGCCCGGATAGATGCCAAGTTAGCAGGGGCTAAGAAAAAAGAATACGACTTATTAACAGCTAAGAACGCTATCGAAAATAAGAACGTAGAAGAATTAAAAAAGAAGTTCGACCTAGAACGTATTGGATTAACTGCCGCCTTAAACAATGCTACCGATGAAGAAACTAAACTACGCTTAAGGGCACAGCTAGCAATCCTAGATAATAACGAAGCTCTAGCTAAGAAGTTAATAGCTGAATTAGAAGCCGCCGAAGCATTAAAAAAACTAGCAGAGCAGGCCCGACTAGCAGGCATGTCCTTAGAAGATTTTGCATTATTCAAGGTTAAAACCCTTAATACTAAAATAGATGATTATTTACAGAGAACAGCTTTAGAAATGGTACGGGCCTTAAATGCCCAGATAGCGGCACTTATAGCTTCTTTAGGTGGAATTAAATTAACTAAAGGTGGTGGCGGTGATGATGGTGGCGGCACAATCGCATTAACAGGAGCAGAATACTTCCAAGATCTAGCAACTAAATTAGTAGGCACTACTGGCTATTCGGGTATGAACGTGTCCGAAATTGCAACCGAAAGAGCTAGAGAAAGCGGTAATAGATCTGTAGATGTAAACGTAAGGATCGATTCACCATCGGGCGATAAGTTCGCGCAATTAGTAGCCGAAAGTATTCAGGTAGCAGGCCGAAGCGGATTTAACACTGCCCCAGCTGGGAGCTTGTCCTAATGGCCGTGCCTACAGTAAACGCCGTAATTAACTTTTCTACTGGCCCAAGTTTTGCCCAAGCGATGATCTTAGATCAGGGAATACTAGGTACAAACGTATTAGCAGATTCGCTAGCTGTTATCGTGGACGTATCGGATCAGATTAATAGGATCGAAACTAGGCGCGGCCGTACAGCTTTATCCGATTCATTTCAAACAGGCACGCTAACCCTTCGGATAGTAGATCAGAATGGCGATTTTAATCCTCAGAATGTAACCGGGCCGTACTATGAATTACTTACACCTATGAAGAAGGTTCAGATAACAGCTACCTATGAAGGCGTTACGTACCCTATCTTCTCTGGATTTATTACTAGTTATGTAACTACCTATCCTAAAGAAGCCGATGCCGATGTCGCTTATACGACTATTCAAGCTGTAGATGCTTTCAGGTTAGCCCAATTAGCTCAGATATCTACCGTAACTGGAGCTACTGCCGGTAATTTATCAGGCACTCGAATTAATCAGATATTAAATCAAATTAACTGGCCTGCAACTATGCGCGATGTAGATGCAGGATTAACTACTTTACAAAATGATCCGGGCACTAACCGTACTTCTTTAGCCGCTCTACAAACTGTTACTGAAAGTGAGTACGGCGCCTTTTATGTAGATGCTTCTGGCTCTTTCGTATTCCAAGATCGCAACGTAACGGCTGGATCTATTGGTGGCACTCCTACAGTTTTCTCAGACACCGGAGCAGGTATTCGTTACTCCGATGCGGCGTGGATCTTAAACGATGTATTAATCTTTAATAAAGCCACCATTACTAGGGCAGGTGGTACGGCTCAGGTAGCAGATAACGCCGCAAGTATTGAAAAGTATTTTTTACACAGTTACTTTTTAGATAACCTTTTAATGCAGAGCGATTCCGTAGCACTTGATTACGCAGAAGCCTACGTAGCTAGTAGAGCAGAAACTTCTATACGCGTGGATTCTATAGTTTTAGATTTATATACCCCTAATTATAATGCTGGGATCGTAGCCGCTTTAGATCTAGACTTTTTTGATCCTATAACTGTTAGCACTACCCAGCCCGGCGGATCTACGCTAACTAAAACACTACAGATTTTCGGCGTTCAAAACACAATAACACCGAATAGCTTCAAAACTTTATTCACTACTTTAGAGCCGGTTATAGATGCGTTTATATTAAATAATTCTGTTTACGGCACTTTAGACAATAACGTACTAAGTTACTAAGGAGAAAAAATGGCAGCTGGACAAGGCTTTAAGACCTTTACCACCGGTGAAGTACTAACCGCCGGCGACGTAAACGGTTATCTAATGCAAGGTGTTTTAGTGTTCGCTTCGGCGGCCGCTAGAGATTCCGCAATTACTTCACCGCAAGAAGGCCAATTCGCATTTACTAAAGATACTAACGGGCTTTGGTATTACGATGGCGCCGCTTGGGTAGCCTCAGGTGCTACCGGTGATATTGAAGGTGTAACCGCTGGTATAGGTATATCAGGTGGTGGCACTTCTGGCACAGTAACTGTAACTAACTCTATGGCTACAGCTATTGATGCTAAAGGTGATTTAGTTGTTGGTACTGGTGCAGATACTTTCTCTAAACTCACAGTGGGAGCAAATGGCACCACACTCGTAGCGGATAGTTCTGAGGCTACTGGTTTGAAGTGGGCGGCGGCCGCAAGTGGTGGAAAAGTATTGCAGGTAGTTAATGCAACATATTCAACAGTTGCTACAACAACCTCATCTACTTACTCTGATACTGGCTTAACTGCAACAATTACACCAACATCAGCAACTTCAACAATTTTAGTTACAGTTCATCAAACTGGTTTATATCGCGGTGCTGGAAATTCACAAAGTAGAATTGGTATTAGACTACTACGCGCATCAACTACATTGATAACTTTAGAAAACCACGTTGGTTATACAAACACCGATTTGAGGCAAATGGTTGGCGGAACTGGTTGCACATATTCAGATTCACCAGCAACCACATCGGCTACAACTTACAAAACACAATTTAATAATGGTAATAATGCTGGTGATGTGTATGTTAATTTTGACCCTGTAACTTCTACAATGACTTTAATGGAAATAGGTGCATAATGGCTAAATCTTATGAAGTATTAACAATGCTATGTCCAGATGTTGAGTATGCACTAATTGGCGACAAATACGAAGACATTGATTGGTTTGGTAAAGAACCAGCAATTACTAAAAAACAATTTCAAGATGGCTTTGCTCAGTATGATGCTTGGAAGGCAGAGCAAGATGCTGCCAAGGCTGCTGAGAAAGCAGCAGCCGAAGGCAAACTTGCCGCACTTGGTTTAACTACCGATGATTTAAGGGCTTTAGGTTTATAGCACAATCTTGAGGAAGTGTGTTATAGAAAGGTTGAGTAATGCTTACTTCGCATAACGGCTGGAAAGCTTCTAAAGATCCAGCCGAGATAGATATTAAGAGCTATCAAGTACCAGGCACTAAGGTTAAATTACGGTGCGCTAGCGCCTGCGCTCCCCTATTGATCGGCTTCGCGGCTGAGTTTCATAAGTTAATAGAGCCAATAGATGAAGGCGCCTTAGATGATTGGGGCTACGCCTTCCGTCCTATTCGTGGACAAACTGAAAAGCTAAGTAATCACAGCTCCGGTACAGCTATAGA